AAAGTTTTATCTGCTCCGGCAATTTAGTGCGTAATGCACAACAACAAGGCTGTCAAGTTGTACTATTTGATAGTGAAAACGCACTTGATGAGGATTGGCTACAAGCATTGGATGTAGACACTAGTCCTGAGAAACTTCTCAAAATTAGTGTCAGCATGATCGATGATGTGGCTAAAACAATCAGCGACTTTGTAAAAGACTATAAATCTAACTATGGTGATTTACCATATGACGAACAACCTAAAATGTTATTTGTAATTGACAGTTTGGGTATGTTGTTAACACCCACAGATGTTGACCAATTCCAAAAAGGTGACATGAAGGGTGATATGGGTAGAAAACCTAAGGCTTTAACAGCACTAGTTAGAAACACAGTTAATCAGCTAGCACCTCATCCGATCGGACTTATTGCAACTAACCATACATACGCATCACAAGATATGTTTGACCCAGATGATAAAATCTCAGGTGGTCAAGGCTTTATCTATGCAAGTAGTATTGTTATTGCAATGAAGAAGTTGAAGCTCAAAGAAGATGCAGACGGAAATAAAGTGTCAACAGTACAGGGTATTCGTGCCGCATGTAAAGTTATGAAGACACGGTATAGCAAACCATTTGAAAGTGTGCAGATCAAAATACCATATGAAACAGGCATGGATCCGTATAGTGGCATGGTCGAAATGCTTGAAGCCAAAGGTATCTTAGAAAAAGTGGGCAACAAGTTGTCTTATACTTCTCCGATAACAGGCGAAGAAATCAAAGAGTTCAGAAAAGGCTGGACAGGAGAACGTCTTGAGCTAATTATGCAAGAGTTCGGGCAGAATCCTAAAAAGGATTTTGATGCAGACGATGATGTTGATATTGACATCGACGACCTCGATACTCTAAATGAAGAGGACTTGATTGATGAATCCTGATATGTTACTATTGGTAAACGTCTGGGATGCTGTTAAACACTACGTTCCTAAAAAGGATCGCATTGAAGCGGCAGAACATATGCTTCGTGTCTTTGACGAAGAAGCGGATCTGGGTGATGTCACCACCGAAATGGATATGTTTGATTCAGTTTTGAAAACTGCGGCAAAAAGCCATTTCGGTATGGACGACATTGACGAAGAAGACGACTGGGATTAAATTATGGCAGGTTGGTATAATTCTGTAGTAGAAAATTTAGGCAAAATTGTTGACTCGATTGACTACTACGAAAAAGAATTAGAGGAAGCCAAATACGAGTGCGCCATTAAAGGGAGCCTGGAGAAATCCAGTGCCTCCCTCCCAGGCATCACAGAGCACCGATTCAACCAGCTACAAGAAATTGAGGCTATTCTAGAACATCTTAACATCGAACTTCGCAAAGAACGTTCTAAAACATTTCGCAAATATTTAGAAACTTATAATAGACAGCTCAGTAGTAGAGATGCTGAGAAGTTTGTTGACAGCGAAGATAGTGTTATTAACCTAACGCACCTTTGTAATCAATATGCCCTACTAAGAAACAGGTATTTAGGCATAATGAAGGGATTAGACACTAAGCAGTGGCAGATAGGTCACATTACCAGACTGCGTACTGCAGGTATGGAAGATATTGTCATTTCGTAATGATTTATGTTTATATTAACGGACAACTAAAACACAAACAACAAGTCATAGAAGCATCTGAATTGATGCTTAATGATTTTTGTGAGACTTGTGCAATTGAAGTTGACATAAACGTTGAAATCAAACGTAGATTAGATGACGATATGGCAGGCTACTGTTGGGGAGATTTTGAGCATATTGAAATAGAGATTGCCCGACAAAGCGCAGACCATACATACACTAGAAGCGAATTACTGCTAAACCTCACACACGAGCTAGTTCACGCAAAACAGTTAATAAACAAACAGTTCGAGTATAACATACGCAACCATCTTAGATATGAGCAGTTACCGTGGGAAAAAGAAGCGTACGGTCTCGAAGAATCTTTGTATCAGAAATATTTTTCAAAATTGTAAAAAAATACTTGACATGTCATGTGTATTGTGTATAATATTTACTGTAACAACTTAGGAGTAAATTATGTCTAACGAAATTCGAGAATCTGAAATTGGTCCAGTATTTGCATATTCTACCGAGAAAACATTTCAGCAAAATTTTACTGACTGGCGAGTAATGAATCAGCAAGAGCGTGATATTTTCAATGAAGATCAGTTGTCAGAGTCTGATGCATCAGAACTTTTTCATAAGCTATTTGGGCAGTACAAGTAATGCCAACTCATGCAATGATTGACATTGAGACTCTAGGCACTAAATCTGATGCGGTAGTCTTAACAGTGGGTGGTGTTAAATTTAATCCTTACACTGATGAGTTACCGCATACTCCCATTATGTTTCGTTTAGAGATAGACGAGCAGTCTGAAAAAGGGCGTGTCATTGATCCTGGGACGTTGGAGTGGTGGTCTAAACAAGATAAGGACATACAGGAAGAAGCATTTTCTCCTGCTGATAGAGTCGGTGTTGAATATTTTTGCAATGAGCTAAACAAGTGGCTTGTGGGCACTGATAAAAAATGGGCGCAAGGGCCCAGATTCGACTACGGTATTCTAGAGCACCTCTTTGAGCAATACAATATCCACAAAAATTGGTTCTATTGGGAAGAAGCTGACAGCAGAACACTGTTCGAATTAGTCCCTGGTGACCCCAGAAAAGACCAATCTGGCAAGCAAATAGACCACCATTCTGCCCTTGCAGATGCCTATAATCAGGCTATTGCAGTGCAAAAATCCTACAAAATTTTAAATATCCAACAAAATCAAGCAGTTACAGCCTAAAAAAATTACCACTTTTTCTGGTAAAAAGGTTGACTTTGTCCTCAATATCCGTATAATAGTATACATAGTTAAGCAAAAGGGGATAACGATATGACTAACTTTGTAAAAATTAAACAAGGCACTTACAGGAAGAACACTTTGGAAAACACTGTGTTTCCTATTGTGAAGCCTTTAAACATCGGTAAAAAAGGTGCTTTTATCACTGTAGATGGCACTGAGGTTTTGGGTGACCAATTCAGCAAGATTCGTGTACTTATTGAGAATCCTACAGAGGATCTAGAGTATGTGACTCCGGCTGTGTATGCAGACCAACCTAAAATTGATAACAATCCTAAGGAAGAAGAAAACGAAGAGCAAGCCATTGAGCGTATTGCAGAGCGTTTTGATATTCTTGATCGCATGACCCATGCTGTAGCAGAAGGCACTGTGCGAGGTATGATTGTTTCAGGCCCTCCAGGTGTTGGTAAGTCTTTTGGTGTAGAAACTGTACTAGAAGATTACGATATGCTAACTGAAGTTGCGGGCAAGCCCAAGCGAACAGAAATTGTAAAAGGTTCTATGACCCCAATCGGGTTGTTTCAAACACTTTACAATAATTCAAACTCAGGTGACATCTTGGTGTTTGATGACTGTGATAGTGTGCTGTTTGATGAAGTATGTTTGAACATGCTCAAGGCTACACTTGATTCAGGCAAAAAGCGATACATTTCGTGGAAGTCGGAATCCAACGCATTGCGTAGGGAAGGCATTCCTGATAGGTTCGAGTTCAAGGGGGGTTGTATCTTTATTACAAATGTGAACTTTGAAAATGTTCGTAGTAAGAAAATTCAAGATCACTTAGCGGCATTGATGTCAAGGTGCCATTATCTGGATCTTACAATGAACAGTATTCGGGACAAGTTTATCCGAATCAAGCAAATCGTTCGAGACGGCATGCTGGAAGAATACAATTTTGGTAAGGAAGGTGACAAGGAAGTAATCAACTTTATGGTTGATAACGCAGACAAACTTCGTGAAATTAGTTTGCGTATGGTTCTTAAAATTGCAGATCTTCGAAAAATGGATTCTGCTAATTGGGAAAGTTTAGCCAGAACTACTTGTATGAAAGGTGCGATCTAAAATAAGTATTATTGCTAACGGTTCCCTGGTGCTCAAACGTTAGTCATCCCCCCAAAGAGCACCACGAAGCCCGGACCCCCTCCGGGCTTCATTTTTTTCTTGACAAATACATATCTTCGTGTATAATTACTCTTTAATTACAAAGGAGATTTGATGAATAAAAAAATAATAAACTTTTTGGCTTGCATTGCTTTATTAACAATGACTGTTGAAGCGAAGGCACAAGAAGACATAGAAGAAATAATAGTTGTTGCACAACAAATTCAAACAATAGATGTTCAACCTGAAAAAACGTCTAGATTAATTAGTGCTGTGATACCAGCATTCACATATAATATAGGAGGCTATGGTGGCTTTGTTGGATATAATCCGTCGGGTGCTCAATTGGTTCACACCTCAGTTTTTGTTAACGATGTACCTGCTAATGAGCCTGGTAGTGGGCTTTATGATTTTGGTCATGATATAGCCACAGGACAAACTGTAAACGTTATTACGGGCCCTAACGGTGTGCTGTACGGCTCGGGTAGCATTGCTGGCACAGTTCTTATACAGGACACCATAGAGAGCAGTATTATTCTCAGGCACGGGTCTAATCATTCTCAGTTATCTATCGCACCAAGTGATAATTTTCAGTTAACAACATTTGAGTCTCATCACCCCAGTGTGAGAAATGATAATTCTGAAAAAGACGAATATAAGAATGCCAGCAGTAAACTTTACTTCAACATAGGCGAGTTCACTGTAACAGGCAAATACATAGACTACGAGTATGACTACGACAACTGTTATACCGCAGATTTCTCAGTGAGCAACAACTGTGAGCAAATAGGCGACAGGTATGTGGTAACCATACAAAATGACAACTTCACAATAGGTAGAAGTGAGAACAAGGCAGAGTATTTCACGGATACTACTCTAACTTACGTGAACGAAAGTAGCAGAGATTACTTCCGTTTCATTAACCAATCAAACCTGTCTACACTGTTCGATCTAACATACGGCTTAGACTATAACAAAGAACAGTACAACACTATTACAGAAGAAAACTATGCTGGCTTTGTTAGTATTAATGCTGAAGTATTAGGCAACAAGTACAACATAGGTGCCAGACAAGGCAACGACAATCAAAATGCTTATCGTTTTGGATTTGAGAGAGGTTTGTTTTACGCCAGTGTTGGTACTAGTTTTAGAAAACCTACCCTCTATGAGAGATACGGTGATGGCTGGGTAACAGCAAATCCTGATCTAATTTCTGAGCAGGGCAAGGGTTACGAATTCGGTTACGGTGTACTTGGCTTCTTTAAATACATTTTTGATGAGTCAATCGATTATAATTACACAGACAATCTGTATTACAACGCAGGTGGATATACCACACAAGGTGCTAAGTATGCTCAAAGTTTTGGTCCTGTTGCTGTACAATTTAGGTACAACGACACAGAGCAACCAAGGGTAGCCAAGTATATGGGTATGTTGTCTGCTGACAAAGATGTTTATGATATACTTTTTTCTTTGAAATACACATTTAATTTAGATAGGCAGCCCGGGCCGTATGATGGTAGCAAATTAGAAGATTTGCATAAAGTTAATTTTTATATGTCGAAGAAACTAGATAATCTAGTACTCACCCTTAAAATAGAAAATGTATTAGATGAAAAAGTTGATGTTGTTCCTTTTTATAGTAATATAGGAAGACAAATTTACTTGACACTGGCATACGAATGGTAATATAATGTATATTAATCTTAAATTAGAGAAAACAGTTAATGCCTAAATGTGTACTTGAAATCAGAGACGAAGTAAACGTTAAGTTTGTTGGTTTAGATGTTAAAACTCGTCGTGCTATTTCGGATGCTGTAAAGTACTTCCTTCCATATGCATATCACATGCCTGCTTATAAATTAGGCAGATGGGATGGCTGTGTTCGTTATTGTGATGTGGGCGGCAGAACGTATATGAATCTGTTAGACAAACTTCTGCCCATTGTCCAACAACACGGATACGATATCGAAGTACAAGACAACAGAAATCCTTGGCAACTAAACTTTCAAGAGATCGAACAGACTCGATACGAGAACGTTGCATGGCCCAAAGGTCACCCTGCCGAAGGTGAACCAATCATTCTGCGAGACTACCAGGTCGATGTTATAAACAACTTTTTGCGTAACCCTCAAAGTCTACAAGAGGTGGCAACTGGCGCCGGTAAAACGCTCATAACAGCCGCCTTAAGCGATTGCTGTGAACCCTTTGGTAGAACAATAGTAATTGTTCCTAACAAAGACTTAGTTGTACAAACAGAACGTGACTATAAGAATTTAGGTCTTGATGTTGGTGTGCTGTTTGGTGATAGAAAAGAGTATGATAAAACTCATACAATATGTAC